CGGCTATCTAGTTTTTTTCGAGTTGCTCTATGTCTTCGTCGGTCAGCTTGTTTAATTCGAGCGCCGCGCTATAGACCCGATCCAGAGCCTTTGCAGACTTCTTGCCGAGCGCGTCAACCTGTCCGTCACCGAACAATCGCTTTCCGTTCTCGTCGCAGAGACACAAACAAGCCAACTTTGCGCGAATGTTGACGTTATTGGCGCGCTCCATCTGCTTTGAGGCGTACAGTTCCCAACTATCCCGCTCGCCGCCCGTCATCGTGCGGACAAAAACATCCCCGCCCCATTCAGGGACGGAGACTTTTTCGAGCGAGTCGTCTTTCGACGATAGAATGTCTTCTGCTGATAGCATTAGGTCGAAGCCGTCCAGGTTACGCCTGCCGCCCATTTCAAAGTGGCTGAAGCGGTCATGCGTTCCTCGACTTCAGCAGAGAATGAAAAGTCAGTAATAAAACCAGAACCGACCAAAGTAGCAGCAGTCAGACCGCCAGTCGGCAGCGGGAATGTTATAGTGACAGTCTCAGTCGCTCCGCCGATTGGTGGTTGAGCGTCTGGGTCAAAGGCGAACTCAATATCAAGCGAGCCATTATCAACCAACTTTTTCGGCTCGAAAGTCATGTCTGACGTTGTCCCCATGTGTGTTGTTTCGTAAGCCTCTCTGGTAAACCCGCCAGAACTGATCGAGAGGATATCGGCAGAAAACCCAGAAGTGCCGAAGGTGATAGTGGTGCCTGTTCCGACATCTTGTGCCATGTCATTAACTCCAGTTAAAATGAAAGATAAACGAAAGGTTGGAACGGTAAATCTGCTCATCCGTTCCGTCTAAATCAGACTCAGAGAAAGTCTGCACTGATTGCAACAGTATATTGCGAACGTCTAGGGCTTCGGTGCCTAACGCGCCACGGTATCCGTGCAATAGATTTTTAATGCGGGTCGCTATTTGCTCCCGCTCTGAAATAGTGGTCGAGTAAACCGAAATATCTATAGTGAACTCGGAAAGCGTACTGGCCCCGCCTAAATGAAACTCGGGGCTGCCTGAGATCACTTGGTAAACACCCAACGGGTAACTGGCTGACTGCGGCGCGACATTCGGATAAACGCCGACACTCAAACCGGATAAAATCGCATCGGTGCGTAAATGGGTCGCAAGTGCTGATTCAATACTCATCGTGATTTCCGAATGTAGCCGTCGATCAACTCGCCGGTTTTCTTCAACACATGCCCACGCAAGTCAGTTAAAGCTTTACGCATGAACGATCTGGCAGGCTGTTTGCGTGTTCCGTACTCAATAGCTGCCGGATAGTAACCCGTTGAGCCCACTGGTATTCCGAGCTCAGCCCGAGTGCCGGTAATGACCTGTGCTCTTGATATACCGCGTCGAGTGCGTGACCGTCTTTTTATAGACGATCTCAACCGTCCTGTATCAACTGGGGCGAGGGCTTGCGCCTTGTTTTTAACAGGCAACATGGCGCGGTTGATAGCCTGCCGGACAAACTTCTTTTGCAGATTTACGTCCATATTTGCCAAACGCCTCTGCAACGCCTTATCCCCGAGTATTGAGATATCTATGTAATCACTCATCAGTCTGAGCCATGATGTGCAAATGTTGTCGGCGGTTGTCTGGGTCAGATACGCTGATTATTTCCAGCGTCTTACCAGACCAAAACAGACGGTCAGCCTTGTTGATGTCGGTATAGCGCAGCTTGACCCTATACCGAGAGCGCGGGTCTATCTTGCCGGAACTCTCGTTCTCGGTTTCATCCTGCACCCGTACATCAGCCCACACAGTCAACAGCGTTGCAAAGGTTTTAGACTCTTGCCCGTAAGCGTCCATCGAGGTTGTGGCTCTCTGTATTTCTACGCGCTGATTCATGCGCCCTGCGCTCACAGTGCTACCTCACGATGCGGATGCAGCATGGCTTTTGATCCATTCGGAAGTTGGGATACAGTTGTGCCTACAATCAAATCCTCGCGGCATATCTCACGCGAACCGATTGCCAGAAGCATTGCCAGTTTGATATCTGGCGGCACTAGCCCAGCATGGGCATCCCCCGCAGTGTAGATAATCGTCACCGCACCGAGTTGGTCACGGGTTTGGGGCCATTCGTTGCCATAAGACGGCAACAGTCTGCCTTTCCTGTCGAACTGGTAATCGCTAAAGGTCTGAGTGACCCCATCGGTATCGACATAGGAAATGGAATTGATTGCAGTCACTGGCGGCATGGGTAACACAATCTCATCAGTAAACGCATCGAGGATCAGTTCCCAAGTTGTCGAGACCAACGTCCTGCCGAGATACTTTTCGGTCTCATGCCGAATCCCTGCAATCAGGGTTCGCAACTCTGCATTGTCAGCCGTTCCGGTGATCCTTAGATGATCTTTTACCTCTGACAGGCTTATCGCTTCCTGTGTTGCGTCTTGGTTTCGCCTTGGGTTCATCTTTTACCTCGACTGCGGCGTTCATCTTTTTAACGCAATACGCGCCTAAACTTTCCTGCACCTCGTAAACTTCACCAGGCAACAGAAAACCGTATTTAGTGGTTGGAAAACCACGATCAAGAATTTTGATTTTCATAAATAGAAAAGGCGGGAGCCGAAGCCCCCGCCACTCCTACTAGGCCGGAGTCAAATCACCAGCGATGATGTAGCTCGGGCGCTCAATAGTGAGTGCCAGCCTACGCTCAGCGCGGATGGTGACGAGGTTTTTAGTGAAGTTGTCGTCGTCTGAATCAGACATCTCGATCACAACACCCTCGCGGTTGTGGATAGTGCCAGCCTGACGGAACGAACCAACAACAATGTTGTCGGCAGTGATACCGTTGGACTGAATCACAGGAATGCCGTTAAGCAATGGCATCATGCCGTTGCTGTAATCGACACGCACACCGTTGACAGAGCTGTCCAGAATATCCACTTGGATGGTTGCCCAATCGGCAGGATTCAGCAGGATAGCATCCGGCACAGCACCGACAGCCCAAAGGTCGCCGATGATTTTAGTCACCAGATTAACCTTCTTCAGCGTACCCAAAGCAGCCGCAGCGTAGCCGTGAGCAGTGAAGTTGCCGGTATCCAGAATGCCCGAAATATTCGGAGCAGTACCGTTACCCGCACCCAGCTGGGTTTCAACCCGACGATTGACGCCGTAGATCATGCGCTGATTGACATAGGCCGCAAGCGCGGTGTTGTCCATTGCCAACTGACGCGAAATCTTGATCCAGTGCGCTACAGTCGAAACCGGCATGTTCACCAGAGACCAAGTCAGAGCTGACTCGCCTTTCTCCGCTGCTTCCGCTGCTTCCGCTGCTGAGTTCGTGAAGGATGCTTCCTTGGTGAACTCGATAGCGTTGCTGGTTGTCGGGATCGACGGGAAGATATCTTCCAAAGTCAGAAAGTGAAAATCGCCAGGCGCAACCCCAGGTTTGCGGTCAGGTGCTACAGTTGCATCGCCGCCGGTCAGAGTGTTGTTCTGCACCTCGACGCGAGCCTTTTGAGCAGAACCGTTGCGGAATGCTTCATACTGTGAAGATTCGGCAAACTGCTTGCCCATTGACTGCACACTTTCGGCACCACCAAACCCAGAAAAACCGCCGCCCTGCTCAAGGGCCACCAGACGGTCAGCGATTTCCCGCTGCTGCTCACCCAGCTTATCCAGCGCAGTGTTGGTTTCCTGTGAAACGGAACCAGCCGCTTTAATTTCGGCTTCTGCCTTTTCTTGAAAGGCCGACATTGACGACTCCAAACGGTCAACGCTCGCCATGATATTTTCTATACTCATCGTTCAAACTCCTAAATGGGAATCAATTAAAAAAAGTTGCGGTTTGCCAACGCATCAATTCTCTGCCTCAACGCAGAGTAATCGGTAACGTCAACTGGTTCACATTCGGCTTGTTCAGCATCAACGCTGAATAACTGCTTGCAAACTGAGACAATCGCTTTTGCCTCTTTTCGTGAATTACCTGTATCGCGCAGGTACTTCTCAAAATCTGTAATTGTGTCGATGTTCTCGACTCCGACCCTTTCGCTCTCCGGCATTGATTTGAAATAACGATCAAAGCGGGTGGCCTTTGCTGCAACACCGACAGGCTCTAGGATGGTATCTGCAAAACCTTTCTCCAGCGCCTCGGTGGCATTCATCCATGTTTCCGCTGCCATCATCTGGCGCAACTCATCAGTCGGGACACCTGTTCGCCGCTCGTAAATGCTAACAATCTGGTCTTGCAGCTTTTCGATGATGTCGGCCATTTCGCGCAGGTCGTCTGCATCACCCATCGCGCCACCGTGCGCGTTATGAATCATGATGAAAGCATCCTCTGGCATGGTGA